ACAATGAGAAAGAGAATCTTTCAAAGAATAAAGTCAGGAACAAAAGGTGGCAAAAGTGGACAATGGAGTGCGAGAAAAGCACAAATGTTAGCAGTTGCTTATAAGAAAGCTGGAGGAGGCTATAAATAATGGGAAAGACAAAACATTACTTCAAGAATGGTACAGAATACAAAGGAGCTACACACAAGATGCCTAATGGCTCATTACATAGTGGTAAAACACATGGTAGTGGTAGTAAGCCTGTAGTACATTTTAAGGATCTTAGTGCAACAGCTAAGAAAAAAGCAAAGGCATAATGGCTCTAGCTAAATCACAACGCAGTCTGAAAGCATGGACAAAGCAGAAGTGGAGAACTAAATCTGGTAAACCTAGTGCAAAGACTGGGGAAAGATATCTCCCTGAAGCAGCGATCAAATCATTGACTGCTAGTGAATATGCAAGTACAACTAGAGCTAAGAGAAAAGGCAGTAGAAAAGGAAAACAGTTTGTGAAACAACCAAAATCTATTGCAGCAAAAACAAGAGTATATAGGAGAGTAAGCTAATGTATGGTATGAAAAAAACCAATGGATCTAAGAAGTTAAAAGGTAAACAAAAGAACTTACCAGCTGCTTTGAAAAAAAAGATCATGGCAAGTAAAAAGAAAAAGTAAGGAGTTAATTATGTTACAGAATTTAATAGATAAGTGGAACAGACTTAATTACAAAGGAAAAATATTTGTTAGTGGTATTGCTATATTTATGGTAATAGCAATAGTACAAGCTGTATGACACAACAATACGCACAGGATCTTATATCTTTTCAAGACAGAATGAAGTTAAGAAAGATAGTAAAGAAAGTACATTTTGCTCATTATCCAAAAGATCTAATTACAGATAGAGAAGCAGATATGTTTATTGAATCTTTATTACCAGAAACTATTTATAGATTAATTAAAGCTGGTATTGATTCTAATACTGTGTGAGTGGCTTAGATTACAAAGCACCTGGAGAAGTTATCAAAACCTTTATGAAGGATGATAGCTTCTTTAGAGGTGTAAGAGGTCCAGTAGGATCAGGCAAATCAGTATCTTGTTGCATAGAAATATTTAGAAGAGCTGCCAGACAAAAATCATCTCCTGATGGTAAGAGAAAATCTAGATGGGCAGTAATCAGAAACACCAACCCTCAGTTAAAAACTACTACCATGAAAACATGGTTAGATTGGTTTCCAGAAAATTTATTTGGTAATTTTACTTACTCAGTTCCCTTTACACATCACATAAAGATTAATGATATAGAACTAGAAGTTATATTCTTAGCATTAGATAGACCAGAAGATGTAAAGAAACTACTGTCATTGGAATTGACAGGAGTATGGATTAATGAAGCTAGAGAAATACCTAAGTCCATAGTAGATGCCTGTACTATGCGTGTAGGTAGATATCCAGCAGTAAAAGATGGTGGACCTACATGGTATGGTGTTATAGCAGACACTAATGCACCAGATGAAGATCATTGGTGGTCTATTATGTCAGGAGAAGTGCCAGTACCAGATCATATGAATCAAGAAGAATCATTGATGTTAGTTAAACCTGATAACTGGAGGTTTTTTGTACAACCACCTGGAATGATAGAAAAGAAAGAAGATGATAAGATTAAAGGCTATGAACTTAATGATGTAGCAGAAAACATAAAGAATGTTACTCCTGATTACTATTCTAATATTATTAGAGGTAAATCAAAGTCGTGGATAGATGTTTATGTTTTAAATAGACTAGGAACTATAGAGGATGGAAAGTTAGTCTATGGTTCATTTAGAGAAGATACACATTTAGCAGATGAGGAAATAGATTTTGCAAATACTACAGTATACATAGGGTTAGACTTTGGATTAACACCTTCAGCTGTATTTGGTCAAAAACTACCTGATGGTAGATGGATTATAAACCATGAGTTAGTTTGTTTTGATATTGGTACAGTTAAGTTTAGTGAAATGCTAAAGCATGAAATAATTAAATACTGTTCAGATAAAGATTTAAAAATATTTGGTGATCCAGCTGGTGATTTTAGAGCACAAACAGATGAAACTACTCCTTTTCAGATACTAAGACAACAAGGCATACAAGCCTTTCCAGCTCCATCAAATGATGTATCTCTACGAATAGAATCTGTAGAAGCTGCATTGAATAGGATGGTTGATGGTAAAGCTGGATTTTTACTGTCGCCATCCTGTAAACAGCTTAGAAAAGGGTTTCTTGGAGGATATCATTACAGAAGAATACAGACATCTGGTGAAAGATATGAAGATAGACCTAATAAGAATAAATACTCTCATGTCCATGATGCACTACAATATTTGATGTTAGGTGCTGGAGAAGGTAGATCTTTGACTGTAGGATCACAGAAACAAGGTGTTACAAATGTTTACAAAAGTTGGGATCTATATAATAGAAATGCTATGAATAAAAGAGGTAAATGGGATATTTTTCGAAAGAATGGATGATATTCTTTTATGATCCACCTAATGAAGAGTGGTATCATATTTTCAGAAAAAAAGGCATGTCGCATTGTGGAGCATGTTACTATGATACACAAAAAGGTGTATGGGTTGTTCTAGAACATATACACAAAAGACTAGATGTATCTATTTTACAAGGTGATGAAGTAGATAGAGTATTTGGATTTATACTAGCAAACAATGGTACTTTTCTAAAAACTAAAAGATTCAAACATAAATGGAGATTATTTCAAGCTGCATGGTTAAGAGAACATAGTTGTGTTACTATAGTTATGAGATTAATTGGAATAAATAGATTGATTATTACACCTTTTCAGTTATATAAATACTTAGTAAACAATGGAAGTACAAAATGGGAGTTTTTAGAACACCAAAATATAAACCAGACCCAGAGCTAGAAAAAAAGCTGAAAAAAGAAAGAGAACTTGAAGAAGCTAAAAAAAAAGAGCTAGAGGCAAAAGATAAAAGATTTAAAGAAAGATTTGCAAAAGGGATTATTGGTCAAAGAAGCCTATTTAGTAGAGCTGGTGGTCAAGGTTTTTATACAGATGGAGAACAAACATAATGGTTGAAACTAATTCATCAATGTTACCAACATCAGGAAAAAGAAAAACAGTTATGCAAACTGAAATGGATGATGGTAGAATTGCTATAAATTTATTAGGATATTCTTTATTTGCTGCAAAAAAATTAGATAAAGATCAAATAGCTGGTGTTAGAGAAGAATTAAGTAAATTTGATTCATTGATACAAAAAAGAAAAGATGAAGATTTATCTGATGAAGAAAAAATACAATTACGAAGTATAGCTATGAATTTAGGAAAAACATATAAAATTAGTAATATTACAAGTCGTGATGTTTCAATGATTGTACCTAATATAGAAAAAGGTGTTAAGGTTACAAAAAAATAATGGGATCAAGTACATCAGCGTCATCTAGCAAAGATAATAATTTTAATATGGCTGCCTCTACAGGAGGAACGCCAAATGTTATAAATCAAAATGCAAAGATAAAAAGAGCTGGTAAAAAAGCTGATGAGTTTGCTAGAGATCAATTAGGTATAACACAAACTAATAATGCAATTTTTGCTACTAATACTGGTGGAGATCAGATGTATGGTAGTAAGTATACACAAGCAAGAAATCAATATTTAGCATCACAAGGTCTTGGTACATTTAATAAAGAAACAGGATCTTTTACTGCTGGTGTACAAACAGATAAAGGATTAACATTTACCAATGAAACAAGAGGTGCGTATAGAGAAGCTAACAGATATAGAATACCTTTATCAAAGCAAATGTTTGATTCACAAGCAAAGTTTCAAATGGGTCTAGCTGGTATAACAGCTTTAGCTGGAGTGCCTATGATACCTTCAGTATTATTATCATCATCACAAAGACCTTATTCAGATTATATAAATAGCATGTCTACAAAAGGTTTTTATGATTATACAGATAGACCAGTTCCTGAAAAAAATAGAACAGAAGGTATGACACCACCTGAAGCAAATGAATTTAATACAATGACTGAAGCACAAAGAGAAGCAGAAAGAAAAAGAAGAGCAGCTGCAAGTAGAACTGGAAATTTAGCTGCTGGATATAGATCATTATTTCAAACAACCAATAAAACATTTGGTGGAAACTTATAGTGGAATACAACAATTATAGAAGTTCTGCTAATATGAAAGACATTAATGCTAAGTCTTTTTTAAAAAAATACTCATTAGCAGAAGATTTAAAATCAGTATGGAGATCTAAGTTTGAAGAAGCATATGAATATACTATGCCAGGTAGAGAATCATTTTATGAAGAATCACCTGGACAAAAAAGAACAGATAGAATATTTGATGAAACAGCTGTAGTAGGTATACAAGAATTTGCTAGTAGATTACAAGCAGCTATGATTCCAACATTTGGTAGATGGATGCATCTTAAATCAGGTGTTGAAATACCTTTAGATTTATCACCAAGAATAGATAAAGAACTTGATGATATAACAAATTATATTTTTGAAGTTTTACATAACTCTAATTTTAATCAGGAAGTACATGAAGCATTTATGGATTGTGCTATTGGTACAGGATGTTTACTTGTAAACGAAGGTACAGCATCAAATCCTATTATATTTAATTCAATACCACTGCCTCACATAACTCTTAATAGTGGACCAGATAATAGAATAGATTGCATTTATAGAAAAAGATTTATGCATATTAACGATATTAAAGTTTTATATCCAAAAGCTGAACTTGATGAACAACTAATCGCAATAATGGCAAATCAACCAAATCAAAAAGTAACTGTTATTGAAGGAACAATGAGAAATTACTCTGATGTAAATAAAGAAGTTTATGACTATGTAGTATGTGTACAAGATTATGAAAACATAATATTACAAGATCAATTTGAAGGTGCTGGATCTAATCCGTTTATTACATTTAGATGGAACAAAGCTAGTGGTGAAGTTTATGGTAGAGGTCCAGTATTTAATGCTATGGCAGCAATTAAAACAACAAACCTTACAGTAGAATTAATATTAGAAAATGCACAGATGAATATATCTGGTATTTATCAGTTAGAAGATGATGGAGTAATTAATACAGATAATATTGCATTAGTACCTGGCACAATAATTCCAGTAGCTCCAGGATCTAGAGGATTACAACCTATTAATGGTGCTGGAAGATT